GGTGTGGAATGTGACAATATAGGCTTGCTTGCAGGTGGGATAGGCGGCTTTGCAAGTGTGCTTGTGTTCGGCTGGGCAACAATACCTTTTAGGGGATAATGAATTAACGGAGTGATATTAATGATTGAATATGATTATTTAGAACCGCCAGACGTTGACGATATTTTGTCTTATGAAGACTGGTGGTTCTCGCTTGAAGATATAGCCTACAATGCAAGAATGGATGAAAGGATTGACACAAATGGGAGCGTTGACAGGTTGTGAACAAATTAAGGAAATTTCAAACCTCACCTTTAACGAAGAAAAACACCAATACCGTGTTGACGGTAAATTCATTTGGTCTGTATCGCATTATCTAAAGCCTATCAGCAGTCAGGTTTATGGTGATATTGATAGAAACGTTTTGAATATGGCCGCTGCAAGAGGAACAGCAGTACATTTTGCTGTAGAACTATATAATGCCTACAGTGTTGTAGAAATCGCAGATAATTATAGACCATATCTGGACGCATATACCACATGGTTTAAAGTGCATACCCCAACAGAAATTTATGAAGAACGCAGGGTATATCATCCGACATATTGGTATGCAGGAACAAGCGACATGATTTGTACCATATCGGGTGAAACGTGGCTGATTGACCTAAAGGCGGTTGCAGAATTAAAGAAGTACTTAGTTGCTCCACAGTTGGCCGCTTACGCAAAAGCATGGGAAGCACACGGAGTGCAAATAAAGCATATAGCTTCATTGCATCTCAAAAAAGATGGTACATATTCGTTTGATGAATATGTCTTGCAAGATAGCTTTAATACGTTTTTGGAGTGCCTAAGCTTGCAGAACTATATTGACGAAAATACAAGAAAATGGTGATTTTATGGATAAAATAATGCAACAAGAACAGGAGCTTACGACAGCGGCACAGGCCGCCATAGTAACAGCATACAACTTGGTTATTTCGGATGAAACAGGCATGGCAGTAGCGGCGCAGGTTATGAGCGGATTTAAGACAGCGAAACAAAGCATAGGGGATTTTTTCAAACCCATGAAAGATAGTGCATTTAAGGCGCACAAGGAAATATGTGCTAGGGAAAAGACACTGTTGGCACCTTATGAAGAGGCGGATAAAGCAATCAAAATAAAGGTAAACGCATACGCAGCAGAACAGCGCCGCCTTGCTGAAATTGAAGCTTCAAGAATACGCGCAGAACAAGAGGCAGAGGCTAAGCGCCTTATGGAAGAGGCTGTAAAAGCAGAATCTGTCGGAAATGAAGTTGCTGCACAATCGTTTTTGAAGCAAGCCTCTATTACAGAAACAGTAAAAACGCCGGTCATGCAAGTGAGCAAAACAGACGGCATATCTTACCGTACTACATATAACATTTTTGTAGAGGATTTAAGTAAAATCCCTTGTGAGATTAACGGTGTTACCATCCGCCCGGTAGATGAATCGGCAGTAAAAAAATTAGCGCAGATTTCAAAAGGTACAATATCTATACCCGGAATTAAAATTGTAACAAACAAAGAGGCATATAGCCGATAGGAGAAAGTTATGAGCGAAGAAATGAACCAAAACAATATGATGATGGCATTTGACGGCATTGATGTTGCCAATGTAGACAGAAAACTAAAATCAATCCAAGACTTTCAGGCTCTTGTGCGCTCACAATTTAAAGAAAATTTAGACTTTGGTGTTGTTCCTGGCAGTAAAAAATTATCAATGCTAAAACCCGGTGCAGAAAAAACCCTTATGCTTTTGGGAATGACGAGCATATTTGAAAAATCAGAGGCTATAAAAAATTATACAGACGGCTTTGTGTCTTACGATTTTGTTTGTCGGCTATACAAGAATGGGTTTGAAGTTACACAGGGTTTTGGAACAGCAAACAGTAAAGAGCCAAAATATGCAAGCCAAAATGTATATGGAATTGACAATACCTTAATGAAAATGGCGAAAAAACGCGCACTTGTAGATGCAGCGCTTCTCGTGGGAAGTCTGTCAGATATATTTACAGCCGATATCGAGGATATGGAAGATTTGCAAGGAAATAAAGCCAGTGAATATAAGCAGCAGGCTACAGATACCAGCGGGAATATTTCGCAGGCACAGGCAAAAAGAATGTTCGCCATGGCGCAAGGGAATACAAGTATTGTAACTGAGGCTATGCAAAAACACGGATATGCCGAAGGGCAAAAGTCAACCGATGTACAGAAAATACACTATGACGATATTTGTAAAGAAATAGAAGAAATCGTAGCAGGCGGATAAGGAGGCAACAGGGGTGAATATAGCAGGGTACATTTATGAGTACGATAATGAAACGCTGACTATAATTGCCCCTTTTTCTGATGGCTACCTACTGGACAAACGACAAATAACAGGGTGCGAAATCAGGCTGGATGATGGGCGGCGAATATCAGCAGACCAACGAAAGAAAATATACGCCACAATGCGCGATATTGCCGATTACACAGGCTATAGTCCAGACGAATACAAGGCAATAGCAAAATATAATTTTATTGCAAAGACCGGCTGCGATTATTTTAGCCTTTCTGATGTTGATATGACAACCGCAAACGAGTTTCTAAGCTATATTATTGAGTTTTGCCTTGAGTGGGATATACCAACGCAGGATAGCCTTTTAGGCCGTTCTCCTGACACTTCACGGTATCTATATGCTTGCTTAGCGAATAAAAGGTGCTGTATTTGCGGTAAAAAATCAGAACTGCATCATAGCGACAATATCGGCACAGGGCGCAACAGGAAAGAAATAATGCACAGTGGCATGAGAGCAGAAGCACTTTGTAGGATCCATCACACGGAATGTCACACAATCGGGCAGCAGACGTTTGACGGCAAACATCATATATATGGAATAAAACTCGATGATTATTTATGTAAGATTTTGAAAGTCAGGGGATAATATTAATCCTTATAACAGGCGGTGAACGAATGAATTATATTGCTGAAATTAACGCTTTTGAGCGATGGCTCGAATCGAACTTCTTACCGGCTGGCTCACAATTACTTTGGTATAAACTTATTATGCTGAATAATAGGGCGGGGTGGCTAGAATGGATTGTAGTAGATAACCGGAGATTAATGGTGTTGATGCAGGCGGGTTCTGAAAATACATTTATCAGGGCGAGGGATAGACTAACGGAATCTGGATTAGTGGCATACAAGAAAGGCAAAAAAGGAAGTCCGAACCGATACCACATTTGTAGTCTTTGTAAAAATACTGCAAAAATTGAAGTACAAACGGAAGTACAAACGGAAGTACAAACGGAAGTACAAACGGAAGTACAAACGGAAGTCATATCTAAACAAAACAAAAACAAAACAAAAGAAGGTATACCCCCTACCCCCTTCCAGAAAATTAAGGATGAATACAATCGCATTTGCGTTAGCTTTCCAAAATTAACGGTTTTGTCTGATGCAAGAAAAAAAGCGATCCGCGCACGGATTGTATCAGGATACGGTGACGACGATTTTGTTAGGTTATTTCAAAAAGCAGAATCAAGTTCATTTTTAAAAGGCGGCAATAACCGCAACTGGAATGCTAACTTTGACTGGCTTATCAAGGATACCAACATGGCAAAGGTGCTTGATGGCAATTACGATGAACGAAAACCACAACAGGAGTTTACATCCGGCATAGATTGGAGCGGATTCGATGACGAATAAAACCTTCAAAGAATTTGTTTCACGCATTGAAACATATTATAGCACCTCCAGCAATCCTGTAAGGATAGACGAATGGGCAATAAAAGAGTATTACAACGCTTGTTTTTGTGTGTTTGACAAGGATGCAAAGGCGTTTTATTCGGAAATTGTAAGCGTTTTTAAGTTTTTCCCTAAAGTTTCCGAGTTTAGGGAAGTTGCAGAAAAATACAGGGATAAGCAAAATAAAACGCGCCACATAAACACTGAATTTTGCTACTGCTGCATGAACACCGGAATAGTTCCGTATTTCAAAAAAGGACTGAAACCTTTCCTTGAACACGAATATGAGTTTGTTTCACGCTGTTATTGCGAATCCGGCAAAAACAGGCCAGACTGGCCGTTATGCACAGCAGTAGTTACGCAGGGTGAACTTGAATGGAAAGCAAGAGAAAACTACAAGAAATTCGGAAACATAAAGTCGGAAGAAAAACACAGGGCGAAAGAATATGTGACGACATTTATCAAGGGGTTCGGAATATGATGCAGGATATAATTATTGTCATCCCTGAAATACCGCCAAGCAATAAAAGAATCATATGCCGTTACTGTTGCCGCAAATGTAATAACAATATATTTGTTGGATGTGGTCAGGAATGCAAGCTAAACAAACCGTGCACCGAGGGGGAAATGTAGTGCTAACGCATTTATCATTATTTTCGGGTGTTGGTGGCCTTGATATAGCGGCATCGTGGGCAGGTTTTCGAACTGTCGGGCTGTGTGAATGGGCAGATTATCCGAGAAAAGTTTTATCTAAACGCTTTCCGAATGTGCCTATTTGGAAAGATATCCGCACATTAACAGGAGAAGATTTTTATGAAAAGACAGGATTGCGAACAGTTAACCTTATTTCAGGCGGCTTCCCCTGCCAGCCATTCTCCGCAGCAGGAAAACGCCGAGGCAAAGACGATGACCGTTATCTCTGGCCGGAAATGTGCAGGGTTATTGATGAACTCAGGCCCACTTGGGTTATTGGCGAGAATGTTGCTGGACTCGTCAGCATGGCAGAGCCGGTCGGTAAAGCTATATTGGAAAGCAGAACCGTTAGCCGAATGCCGGGAGAAGATCGTTACCAAGCAATATTATTACAACAAGAGCGAATGTTGTTCAACGGTATCCTCCAAGATTTCGATAGGATTGGTTACGAAGTCCAACCATTTATTATTCCGGCTTGCGGTGTCGATGCGCCGCACCGAAGAGATAGACTCGCAATTGTGGGCTACTCCAACCGCAATGAACAGTTTGCCAATAAGAAGCTATGATGCTATGAAGCGCATGGCAAGCAGTACAAGAAAGAATAGACGGCGGCCATCAAATCTGCATGAACAAGTAGATCCACTTATGTGTCAGGCATATGATGATGCTCGACAGGAAGCAAATAAGATCTGGCCTACACCTCGAGCAAGGGAATCCGGAGATTATCAATATAGCCGAGGAGACCATAATTCTCCAACTCCAACATTATCCGGTGCAGTAAAAATGTTCGCAACACCGCAATCACGAGACTTTCGCAGCGGACAGGCATCACGCTGGCAGGATGAAAAACGAAGTCGAAACCTTAATGACCAGATTGCCATGTTTCCAACAGCAACTACTGGAGCAGGACTTTGTGGTGGTAGCGGGAATTATAAAAAACTGCAAAGTTTAGCTGATGAGGGTTTTATATCAGAAGAAGAGAGAAGAAGTATGGCACAAGGTAATGGTGGCCAGCTTAATCCGGATTGGGTTGAGTGGTTAATGGGGTTCCCCACCGGATGGACAACCGCAGATATTGACATCATGCACCCATTACCACCAAAAGATGGCGAATGGTGGCCGAATGAGCCGGAAGGTGTTCCGAGGGTTACCGCCAAAATGCCTAATAGAGCAGATAGATTAAAGTGTTTAGGCAATGCGGTTGTTCCCCGCCAGTTTTACCCGATATTTAAGGCAATTGCAGATATTACGGAGGATTTATATGACATATGAAGAATGCCTCGCAAGGAAGCGAATGGAAATAGTTGATAGCGGGTTCAGGGTAGAACAAAATGCCCTGAATCCGGCTCTCTTTGATTGGCAAAAAGACATTACCCGGTGGGCGCTCCGCAAAGGTAAAGCTGCACTGTTTGAGGATTGCGGACTTGGTAAAACAATTCAGCAGTTATCATTTGCGGATGAAGTATGCAAGCATGAAAACACCAGTGTAATTGTATTTTCTCCACTGTCAGTAGCACAGCAGACGGTGGCAGAGGGGCGAAAGTTCGGAATAAATGCAAACATAATCGAAAATCAGGCTGATATTAAAAAAGGAATCAATATCACTAATTATGAAAAGCTTGATAAATTTGATTTTTCTAGCTTTGGCGGTGTGGTTCTTGACGAAAGCAGCATCTTAAAGCACAGCACAAGCAAAACCCGGCAAGAGATAACGCAGCGCTTTGCCGCAACGCCGTATAAGCTGGCATGCAGTGCAACACCGGCACCCAATGACTTTATGGAGATTGGCAATCACTCTGAATTTTTCGGAATAATGAGCCAAGTAGAAATGCTTGCAACATTTTTTGCACATGATGGCGGTGACACTGCCAAGTGGCGGCTAAAAGGTCATGCGGAGGATAAGTTCTGGGAATGGATAGCGAGCTGGGCTTGTGTACTGCAAAGTCCGGGTGACCTTGGATATGATGATGCCGCCTACAAATTGCCTCCGCTCAATATTCATGAGCATATCGTAAAATCAAATGCGCTTGAAGATACAGAGGGGCAACTGCTCTTAGTGCCGCAACAATCTATGAGTTTATCAGAGCGCCGGAATGCAAGAAAGCAGAGCCTTACGCAGCGTGTGAGTGCCGCCGCAGATATAGCGAATTCCATTGATGGACAAACGCTCATATGGTGTGACCTGAACTCCGAAAGTGAAGCTCTGAGTCGTGCTATTCGTGGAGCTGTAGAAGTTAAGGGCAGTGACAACGCTAATCACAAAATCAATTCTATGATGGACTTTAGTAATGGTGATATTAAAGCACTTGTAAGTAAGCCATCAATAGCGGGATGGGGAATGAACTGGCAGAACTGTAATAATATGATTTTTGTTGGTTTGTCCGATAGTTTTGAGGCCTATTATCAAGCAGTTCGCCGCTGTTGGCGTTTCGGCCAGACAAACCCGGTTAATGTACATCTTGTTATATCCGAGGCCGAGGGCGCAGTTAAAGCCAACATAGAGCGCAAACAGGCCGATGCCATGCGTATGACAGGGGAACTTATAAGGCATACTCAAAAAATATTAGAATCAGACATTCGGCAAACTACACGTATAAGCGAAAATTATCATACAAATGCGGTTATGTTGGTGCCGGATTGGTTGAGGAGGAATGCGGGATGAATGAAAATATTGCAGTTAAAGACCAATATATAACAGATCGATTTGCTCTTTATAACGGTGACAGCGCAGAAGTGTTGCGTGAAATTCCGGATGATAGTATTCACTATATTATCTATTCGCCGCCATTCGCAAGCCTATATACATATTCAAACAGTGATCGGGATTTAGGAAATTGCCGCTCACATGAAGAGTTTTATCAGCAATTCAAGTTTATTGTTGATGAATCATATCGCACTTTAATGCCCGGTCGCATGATGTCTGTACACTGCATGAATTTGCCTACATCCAAAGAACGTGATGGATATATCGGTATTCGGGATTTTAGAGGGGATTTAATCAGGCTTTTTCAAGATAGCGGGTTTATATATCATTCCGAGGTATGTATATGGAAAGATCCTGTTATAGCAATGCAACGCACTAAGGCGCTTGGCTTGCTCAACAAGCAAAAAAACAAAGATAGCTGTATGAGCCGTCAGGGAATACCGGATTATCTTGTTACAATGCGCAAGCCGGGGATAAATCCTGAGCCGGTTAAACACACAAACGATGACTTCCCGATTGATACATGGCAAAAATATGCTTCTCCTGCATGGGAAGAATACCCATCGCCTATCTGGTGGGATATAAACCCATCCGATACACTGCAAGCGAGATCCGCAAGAGAAGAAAAGGATGAAAAGCATATATGCCCATTACAATTACCTGTAATAAAGCGTGGCATTAACCTTTGGACAAATCCCGGCGATACTGTTCTATCCCCTTTTTCCGGCATAGGCTCTGAAATATATCAGGCACTGGAAATGGGGCGCAAAGGTATCGGCATTGAGCTTAAAGAAAGCTATTACAAGCAGGGTGTACGCAATTGCATGGGCGTGATTGCCAATGAGCAGACAGTGATGTGGTGATGAATATGAATCCTTATAACAAAAATCCCATCAATCAAATGCGAGGTGCGCAGAATAGAGCGCAGGGCGGCACTTTTGAACAAATAATATCAGCATCATGTATTTATTATCGTGATTGCGGAGCTGCCGAAATAGAAAAGACTCCTGAGCCTTTTAAGATTACCCGCCGCATAGGCAGTTACAAATTTGAGGGGCATTTTGAAAAAGTGGCACAACCGGACTTCAAAGGAACGCTTATCGGAGGCAAAGCCATTGTTTTTGAAGCAAAGCATACAGAATCAGACCGCATTCTGCAAAACAAAGTAACAGCAGAACAGACCGCAGCGCTTGACCGACATCAGCGGATGGGAGCCGCATGCTTTGTGCTGGTATCACTGCAAATGAAGCAATATGCTTTTGTGCCGTGGGAGTCATGGAAAGAGATGAAGCGGCTATTCGGTCATTTGTATATGAACGCTAAAGATTTAGAGCGATATAAAGTTGTATTCAATGGCAGAATTGTATTGTTTTTGAACGGAGGGGGAGCAAAAGTTTATGACGGTGCAAAAATTTGATCATGTACTCTTAAAAATATGGTTTACCGGCTCTCATACAAGCCGCAACTTCCCTCTTGTAATGTCCGTAGAGCGTGACGGAAATATTTTAACAATAAAAAACAGTTCAGGAACAACATATCTGCTGAACTGGAATAACATCAACATGATTGAGGAAATTCACAACGAATAATGCAGGGAACGGAGATAAAATATTATGACAAACAAGGAAGCAGCAGAAACACTAAGGAACTTGGCAAGCGGTGCAAATCCGTATTTCATGGCACAAATCAGAGCAAAAGGAAATCTGTTTAAACTGTACTTACAGGCAGCGGAAGCTTTGGAATATCAAGCATGCTGGTGTAGAGATTGCAAATATTTTAAAATACAAAACGATGGCACTTATTGTGACAATCTTGATTCTTATTTTTGGAGTGAGTTCCCAGACGAATATGATACTTGTGCAGAGTTTAGCAGGAAGTTGGAGGCGGAATAGGGATGGACAGACTTACAAAACAAAACCCAAGTTGGATTAATAATGAATTTTGGACAGCCGCAGAAGAACCAGATGATGAAGAGATGGACAAAGTATATATGCGGCTCATGGATTACGAGAATACAGGTTTGATACCTACTGAAATCACCCGCCTAACCGCCGAGAATGAGGCGTTGAGAGAGGATTTGAAATCATTAGGAAGCTGCACCAACTGCATACACAACAAATATCCATGTGAGCGTGAGGACAACGGACATGAAACATGCTGGCAATGGCGAGGCGAAAAGGAGAAAAGTACTATTTAGATTTTGAAGTGAAAGAGGTGTCTACAGTTGAATGAAAAACAAAAATCATTACGCAGAATGATTGAAAAAGAATGTTGCAAAATTAGCCTGACGGAGTTATGCGAATATTGGGGTGTGACATGCGATGACTTTGATTTGTATCTTGATAGTGCAGATAAAGCGTTCGATATATCCTACCAACAACCGCTGACGCTTGAGGAACTACAGAAGATGGATGGTGAGCCAGTTTATGTTATTTGGGATAGCGATATAGAACCCTATATCGGAAGTTGCTGGATGCTTGTGGGCGTGCCCGAAGAAAGGCTTAATACAGATTGCGAATGGGTGGATTTTGCTGACTTGGACGAGACTTGTAAGGCATACCGCCAAAAACCAACGGAGGGCGAAAATGACTAAACCAAAAATATGTCCTGTTTGCAATAAGGGGAAATATAAATATGGAAGTGGATTATATGATTACTATTCATGTGGTCATGCTTACGAGAAGCCATTAAATAATAATGATAAAGGGAAATTTGTATGTTTCCAAAGTCCATATGAATGGAGGGTTGAAAATGGAATGGATAAAATGTAGTGAGCGGATGCCAGAAGAGAACAGCAACGTGATATTTTATGAGAACGATTTTAGCTGTATATATATTGGCTCATATGAAAACATTTACGGTTATAAGTGGATTGTAAATTGCATGGAAATTGAGCAAAAAGTTACCCACTGGATGCCGTTGCCTGAAAAGCCGAAGGGAGAACATAAATGAACATAAAGCATAAATTAGGTTTCTGTACAGCTAAAGGCTGTTGGCATAAATCTCAATGGGTATGCGGCGTTCTGATGGGTTATGGCATACCGTATACAAAGGAATACCTTTGTGAAAAACATGCAAAAGAGTGGCGGGAAATAATTCCCGACCCATCGAAAACAGACCAAGTGCAATAATTGATTACTTTGAAAAGGAGACAGAACGAACAATACTCAAATGATTCAAGATGTAGCTTCAGTTATAATTACAATAGTCGTTCTGATAACAGCTATAAAAACTACATCGAAGGACTTTGTGTCTTATTTTTTATATATGCTTGCCTCGTTATTTATTTTTTATCTTATTATTTTTTTTATTTTTTAAGTATGGTATCATGTGATGAATTTATAGCGAAGAAACGGAGAAACAACAGTGAAATACATAAAATTTACTATGTCAATGGGGTTAATAGGAGCGGATAAGGAAGATATATTTCCTTTCGATGATGATTCCACAGGAGATGAAATTCAAAGCGATTATGAAACTTGGGTATGGGAGTGCATTAGTGGCGGTTGGCAAGAAGTGGAGGAACAGCAATGACAAACTTTGAGAAACATGGGGATAAATCGGTGCCAGAGTATTACAAGCAGCATTGTGCGGTAAATGAGATAGGAACTTTTTTGCTAGAGCATTACCATAAGTGGGGAAACTCCACCGCAACACCCACCCTAACACCAGAAGAACGTAAAATAGCAGAAGCCTTGCAGGTTTTAGGTTTTGAGTGGTTGGCGAGGGATGAGGGCGGA